GATGTTGCCTGATGAACAAAACATAAAAGACATATACAACAAACTTCACGAACTAACAGAGGACTTGTGTGTTAATGAACAATATACACCCCTAGAGGTTGCATCGGTTCTGATAACACATTCTATCCGCATGTACAAGGTTATGCTTGATGAAGATGATTTTGAGGCGATAATGCAAACGATATGGGGTAGCCTTGACGAGATACAACCATTTGACAATCGAGTTCTAAATTAGGAGAGAATGAAGTCACTTTATAACGAAGCTCAGGATTCGGAATTGTGAAGTATGATTTTGAAATAAAAGAGATAAGTCGGTTTGGTTCTACAGAGTTGGTTCAAACTTATCACTATTCTAAGATAATGCCCAGACTTACTAAACATTTTCTAGGATGTTTTTTGAAAGATGAATTGGTTGGTGCGTTGACTTTAGGGTGGGGAACTCAACCCAAAGCAACCATTGCAAAACTTTTTGATGGTTTGGATACAAAAGATTATTATGAGATTGGTAAAATGTGTATGAAACCAGAGATGCCAAAAAACTCTGAATCACAAATGTTATCTGGTGTTGTAAAGTGGATGAAAGTAAATTGTCCTGAGAAACAATTTCTCTATACCTGGTCAGATGGTATAATGGGAAAACCTGGCTATGTATATCAGGCTGCAAATTTTCTGTATGGTGGATTTATTTGGACACAAATTTATATTAGTGATAAAGGTGAAAAGATACATCCAAGGTCTAGTAGAAGGTTATGTGATGAAAATGTTCAATTTAAATTGAAAAGAGAACCAGACTTTTTTAAAGATAAGAAGGGTGAACGGATATATTGGTTAACACAAGATTTTCTTGATCATAAAGGTATAACTAAGATATATGGAAAACAATTTCGTTATATACTTCCTCTTAATAAGAAAGCAAGAAAACTTCTAAAGAAATCAAATGTAGAATGGAACTTAAATTATCCAAAAGGTAATGATTTGATTTGGGAGAAATCTTCAAGGGACGGAAGAAAGAAATTAGAAGGTATGCCTTATATTGATAGTGATATGACAGAATATAATACAAAAAATGTTAATGCCCATATGGGTATACAACGACGATAATATGGTTGCTGAATATGCCATTAGAGAATTTGATGAATTTTTATATAGAAAAGAAAGAGGATTAACCTATGGATAAAAGGATAAACAATGTTTAAGGTCATTGACAAGGACATTCAGTTTAGGGGTGTTGTAGTTGCACAACTTACTGAGAATTTACTACCATCCCTAGAGGATGAGGTAAAAGATTTCTTGGAACAGAAAATTAATCACGCAATGAAGGATAAATACAAAGAAGGATATGATGATGGTTGGTCTAACGCTCGGGCTTATAGGCATGAAAGTTTCCAACCACCTGTAGGTCCACCAAATTATCGCAATGGAGAAGATGAATGACAGAATTGAATGTGACAGGCTTAGATGAAGCCAATACCGTGAATGATATATGGTCGTTTAATGAAGTGTCACCCACCGGAAATGCTATGGGTGGCACAGAACTTATGATGAAATGGTTGCAAGAGAACGTATCAGTAGAGTTGCTTGATAAGTATCAAATCATCCAATCTAGGGTCAGAAAACTTGAAGACAAACCAAGAGTTTTATGGTTACATGACACCGCAGATGACCCAGAATCAGCACACCTAGCAAATCCAGAAAGTTTGGACCAATTCAGGCGTTTGGTTTACGTGTCAAACTGGCAGAAACAGATGTATGAATGGTTCCATGGAATTCCCCCATCTAAGGGTGTTGTATTGAAAAATGCAATCTACCCTATTGAGGAACATAAAAAACCTGGACCCAAAGAACCCATTAACATAATTTATCACACAACCCCCCATAGAGGGTTGAACGTGTTATTGTCAGCATTTGATTTGATTTCAACAAAACACACAGATGTTACTCTTGATGTCTATTCTAGTTTTTCTATATATGGTTGGGATAAAAAAGATGAAGCATTTGCACCTCTATTTGATTATTGTAATGAACATCCACAAATCAACTATCACGGTGCAGTTTCAAATGACGAAGTTAGAGAGGCTCTAAAGAAAGCACATATCTTTGCATACCCGTCAATTTGGCCAGAAACCTCTTGTATTTCTGTTCTTGAAGCGATGAGCGCAAAGTGTGTGACCGTGTGTCCTAATTATGCAGCGTTGCCTGAGACCTGTGCAAACATGGCATGGACGTATGACTTCCATGAAAACCATGAAATACACGCTAAGTTACACGCTAACGTTCTTAATGCAGCAATTGAACACTATTGGGACTCAGAGGTGCAAAATAACCTAAGGTTCCAAAAAATGTATTTTGATAGGTTTTATTCTTGGGAAGTGAGAAGTCAAGAGTGGACTAATTTCTTGAATTCAATAATGGTACAGGCGCCAACAATGGAACCACAAACCGACAGGTCGGCTTATGCAGACCTATAGTGATATTCCTGTGTTGAGTGAATTGGAACAATTAGTGATGCAGGATATGAGTAACTTTGGTATTCCAATATCAGGAACAGACGACGAATTGAAGTCATTCTACGCCTCGTATTGGGAAAAAAGACTTGACTAATACAAGATAATATAGTATAATAGTAGGAAATGGTTAAGAGACAAAAACGGAATGAAGCTGGGTATACGGTGCCAAATTTTGAGCATTTGGTGCTGAGTCATGCCGGTTATGACCGTGAATTGACCACGGCAATGTTGTATGCAAACTATACCCTGAATCCCAAAAAACTCAAGAAAGAAACCCTGCTATATGACAAGAAGAATAGCAAAGTACTCTCAGTAATTCAAGACTGGAAGTTTATTGGCGTAGGCAAGCATTGTTGGATACTTAACAATAATGGCGAACTCTCCAAACAATCCATGGATTGGTTGTCAAACGAGTTAGTAGCCCTCCGGGAATACGGGAAGGAACTGGAAAAAACCAAACAGGTACTCAAAGAGGAAAAAACCAAACACAAACCCAACATCCAACAGAAAATACGTGAACAGGTCTCCAACTACATTGGTGAAGTTGAAAGCCATATTGATGAGTTTCTTGAGAATGGGTTCATATCTGAAGTCAACATGTACGAATGGTTACAGACCAACAAAGTCAAGGCGATGCAATCAAACAAAATCGCAACATATTACAAGCCCCTCTTGGGTGAAATACAACAGGTGTTCGACAAGCCTAGGTCTGAGTTGGGTAGGTCATATGGTCTAACAAAGACCAATGCAAAGAAATATCTAACGTTCATACTGGACATCATTTCAGATGCGGAGAGGTGGGCTACCAATCAGAAGGCAACGACGGTCAAGAAACCGAGGAAGAAGAAACAGAAGACCGCATTACAGCTCACATCCAAACTCAAGTATCAGGAAAAGGACAAGACACTCAAGTTAGTGTCCATAACACCAACACAGATTGTAGGTGCAGACCAGTTGTGGGTTTATAATACCAAGTACAGGACACTCGGAGTGTACCGAGCAGTAGACCGAGGTGGTCTATCGGTCAAGGGTTGCACCATCCTCAACTTTGTACCATCTACATCCGTCGCCAAAAAGTTACGGAAGCCAAGAGATACCATTGATAAGTGCCTCAATGGCGGTAAGATTATACTCAGAAAACTGTTGAAAGAGCTAACAACCAAAGAAGTCCATCTCACAGGAAGAATAAATAGCAGCACCATCTTACTAAGGATTATTAAATGATAACAGACGACACAACCGATTCAAACAACGTGGTGATGTTTCCTGGGGTCTTTGATTTGAGTAAAGCTCGGGCTGGTCTCTCAGATGAAACCAAGAAAGAAATTACTGCTAACAAGAGAAATTTTGTTGATGCGTATATAGACAATTATGCTCAAGGTCTAATACAAAGGTTGGCTATGCAGGGGTTCAATGTCCACACCGAAGAATTTTTTATCCACTTTATGTTCTCTATAGAAGCCTTAAAATCTTGTCTATATAATACCATGACTATTGAGCATCCTATACAAATGAAGGTAAACGAAATGACAGCATTAGCCAGAGAAGCAGAAGAAAAAATGGAAGAGGAAATAGAAGAAGAAGAAGAAGGACACCCGATAGAAGAATAATACATCATGGCAATATTGATTGATTTCAACCAAGTCGTTATAGCCAGTATAATGGTTGCGTTTGGTCACAAAAAGCACGCTAATATAAATGAGGATATGATAAGGCATCTTGCTTTAAATTCCCTCAGGTATTACAGAACAAGATTCAAGGACAAATATGGTGAACTTGTCATCTGTTGTGATGATAAGAGGAGCTGGAGAAAGGACATTTTTCCATACTACAAGGCCCACCGTAAGAAGGATCGTGACGAGTCCGATATGGATTGGAAGTTGATTTTTGACATCATAGACAAGATGAAGCAAGAATTGGTTGAGTATTTCCCCTACAAGGTGATACACATAACAAAAGCCGAAGCAGACGACATCATAGGACTTTTATGTAGGATAGCTGACGAAGATACTGTGATTGTAAGTTCTGACAAGGATTTCCGACAGTTACAAACCAACAAGTATATCACACAATGGTCACCTAGAACCAAGAGGTTCATACGGGACAAAGACCCCATGACATATCTGAAAGAGCATATCATACGTGGTGACCGTACAGACGGTATCCCAAATTTTCTGTCAAAGGACGATACGTTTGTGAACGGGTCCCGTCAACGTAGGATAACCGAAAAGAGACTTACGGGTTGGATGGACTGTGAGGTTGAGGACTTCGATGAGAACAAATTACGTGGGTTCAAGAGGAACGAACAACTGATTAATTTGCTCTTTACACCAGCGGAAATACAGAAAGAAATTATAGATACCTATAACGAAAAACATGATGCCAAACGCAACAAGATATTTGGTTACTTCATTAAGCATAGGATGAAAATGTTGATGAACGACCTCCAGGATTTTTAACTAGAAGGAAGACAAGATCATGATGAAACCTATGTTTGAGATTTTTAAAGAAGTGAAAAAAGCTAAGTCGCTTAAGAAGAAAGTTGAAGTTTTGCGACAAAATGATAGCCCAACCTTAAGGGAATTTTGTGCTTATTGTGTAAATCCACATATCAATTTCCTATTACCTGAGGGTAACCCGCCATTTGATAAATTGGAGGGTGATGAGGCTATTGATTGTGAAGAAGTGTTACATGCGAATGTTTCTAAGTTGTACCTGTATGTTGAGGGTGGTAACCCCAACCTGAACCAGATTAAACGGGAAGGACTCTTTATTGACCTTTTAGAGACCATTCACCCAGAAGATGCTGAGTTGCTACTCAGGCTGAAGGACAAGAAGGTCAAAGAATTATCCGAGAAGTTGGTGAACGAAGCCTACCCCGGATTTTTGTCATATTAAAATGGAATTCGGACTTGCAAAAATGAGAAGGCATTTGTTGAAGAAACAATTTGCTACAAGACAACTAATCAAATGGCATGAGAATCATGTCCAAGATTGTAACCATCATATCAAGAGAATTAGAGGTACCAAATACGAGAATGATATGGGGTACTGGCAGTCACAAAAGAACCAACACAAGAAAGCAATTGAAAAATTGCACTACTTCATGAAAAAACCTAAGCTTCGGGAAGAGTATTAATGAGGACATCCTATTTCAGTAATATCAAGAACGTAACCAAACCAATCTCAATTGCTGCGAGTGCCCCACGATGGTACGTAGGTGCTCAGTATATGCGTCTGGCTCCGAAGTATGACACCCTAAAAGACTACAAATCTGGCAAGATTGATAAAGACCAATACACTAAAGAATACCATGAGAAGGTTCTTAACTTGTTAGATGCTGATGTCATCTATGCGTACTTGACCAGTATATATAATGAGGAAGTTACACTCCTATGTTGGGAGAAACCGGATCAGTTTTGTCACCGAAACCTTGTCGCAAAGTGGTTCAAAGACCAACTGGATATTGACATAACAGAATTAGGACAAGATGAAGTTGTATAACGACGATTGCCTTGACCGGATGCAGAAAATGATTGACGAAGGGGTTCAAGTGGACTCCATCGTAACAGACCCACCGTATCACCTCCAGTCTATAGTGGATAGGTTCAAGAATACTTCGCCCGAAGATGATACCTATACATCTGAGAAAGTGAGGAATAAGTCAGATGGATATTCTAGATTAGTCGGCACAGGATTTATGGGCCAGGAATGGGACGGTGGAGACATCGCATTTCGCAGAGAGACTTGGGAACTTGCATTGAAACTCTTGAAACCGGGTGGTCATCTGCTTGCGTTTTCTGCTTCCCGTAACTACCACAGAATGGCAGTTGCAGTAGAGGACGCAGGGTTTGAGATACGGGACCAGATTATATGGTTGTATGGAAGTGGATTTCCCAAGTCACATAATCTTGGTGATGGATGGGGAACTGCTCTCAAGCCCGCACATGAACC